GGATGATCGGGGCAATTATTATACCGCCATCAAATCAAAGAGAAATGGTAAAACCAATGAACTTACCTTGGTAAACTCGTTCATTGAAATTTCCTATCGCAGAATTCTTTTTCTAAATGATAGTAATTTTGCAGAGGAAAACAAGAATTATGATCATGAACTCATAGGGAAGATGTTTACTGATTCCTTGAAAAGTAGGATAGAGCATTTGAATAGGGATGATATACCCGGAGGAATTTATTCACTTAATGAGGTTCAAGAACATTATGATGTTGTATTTATCAGTAATGATGAATATACAAGGAACCCAAGGATTAACTGATTATCAAAGCGCCTAATAAGGCGCTTTTTTCATGCCTTAAATACGGGGGTGGTGATAATGTAATGCCAAGAGCACGTGATCCAAACCGTGACCGCGCACTAGAAATATGGCGTGAACACGGTGGGGAAATAACAAACAGGCAGATAGCCGAGCAACTGGACATTGATGAAAAGAAAGTAGCCGTCTGGAAGCAGCGTGATAAATGGAGTGTTGTACAACAATCAACAGATAACGTTGTACAACAACCAAAAGAAAAGAAAAGTGTTGTACAACAAAAGAAACAGAAGTCCAATAAACCGAATAAAGAAGTAGCTAGGGGCGATCCGCCAGAAGAAGGTGAGCTGACTGACAAACAAAGAATGTTCGTCCTTGAATATATGCGAGACTTCAACGCAACTAGAGCTGCATTAGCTGCCGGTTATTCAAAGAGAGCTGCTTATTCCATAGGATGGGAAAACCTGAGGAAACCTGAAATTCAGGCGGAGATCACGCTTTTGAAGGAACAAATGACTGCGGAGCTTGGATTGAGTGTCCACCGGGTCATAGCGGAGTACCTGAAGATTGCGTTTGCTGACACTACCGACTATGTGGATTTTGGGACAAACGAAGAGGTGATAGGAATGGATGGTCCTGTTTATGATGAAGAGGGCGATCCGGTAACCAAAACAGTTAGCTTTGTCCACTTTAAGTCAGCTTATGAGGTAGACGGTACGCTAATCAGTGAAGTGAAGCAAGGCCGTGATGGTGTAAGCATCAAGTTTTACGATAAGATGCGAGCGCTGAAAGAGCTGGAGAAGTACCTAGGCTATATGGATGAAGAAACTAAGCTCCGCGTTCAGAAGTTGCAGCTTGAAATTAAGGGTATGACGCCTCCGGATGCCAGCGATTTACCGGATGATGGATTCATAAGTGCTCTAAAGGGGACTGCAAAGGAGGTATGGAGCGATGATTCAAGTGGATCGAGCGGCACAGACACTGGTCGAAGCACTGATGCTTAATCCAGATAGCTGCACAAAGTTAAAAATTATTAGTGCTTTGGATTTCCTAGGGTATGGGGAAATAGCAGAAGCGTGGTGTAAGAATGGCGACAAGAACGACAAAACGTAAAACTGCAATCTTCAAATGGAAACCACTCTCCTCTAAGCAGATTAAGGTGCTTACTTGGTGGATGCAGGGGCATAGCCCTCACGCAGATAAGGATGCTTTGATTTGTGATGGTGCTGTCCGCTCTGGTAAAACTTCATCAATGTCCTTTTCATTCGTAGTTTGGGCCACTGAAACATTCAATGGCGAGAACCTAGGGATGGCTGGTAAGACCATAGGAGCCCTGAGACGTAACCTTATAGGTCCTCTGAAGCAAATGCTGTACTCCAGAGGATACACTGTAGTGGATCATAGGGCAGAGAACTATCTGACCATCAGCAGGGGGCTGATAAGCAATGATTTCTACCTGTTTGGCGGTAAGGATGAGCGAAGCCAAGATTTAATTCAGGGGATCACGCTGGCGGGGATGTTCTTCGATGAAGTGGCGTTGATGCCGCGCTCATTTGTTGAACAAGCGACTGCCCGCTGTTCCGTAGAAGGAGCAAAGTACTGGTTTAACTGCAACCCGGCCGGGCCGTATCATTGGTTCAAGACAGAATGGTTGGACCAACTGGTTACCAAGCTCGCGCTGCACCTGCACTTTACCATGGATGATAACCTGTCTTTGTCTGAGCGTGTTAAGGAACGGTATCGTCGGATGTACAGCGGAATATTCTATAAACGGTACATCCTCGGGCTGTGGGTGCTGGCTGAAGGTGTCATATATGACATGTTTGACCTGGACAAGCATACTGTTAAGACTGAGGAGCGGCGATATAGTAAATATCATGTGTCTTGTGACTACGGCACCCAAAACCAGATGACGTTCGGGCTGTGGGGGCTTTTTTCTGGTGTCTGGTACAAAGTGAAGGAATATCACTATGACGGCCGCCAAAAGAGCCAGCAAAAGACGGATGAAGAGTATTACAAAGATCTGGAGTCCTTTGTGGGAGATTTGAAGCTGCAGAACCTCATTATTGACCCATCTGCGGCAAGCTTTATAGCGACTGTAAGGAAATACGGGAAGTTCATAGTGAAGAAGGCGAAAAACGATGTTCTTGAAGGCATCCGTAATGTAGCCTCTGCACTGAATACCGGCAAGATTCTTTACAATGACTGCTGCAAAGAGACATTCCGTGAATTTGCTTCTTACATCTGGGATGAAAAAGCATCTGACCGCGGGGAAGAAAAGCCCATAAAGCAGAATGACCATCAAATGGACGGTGACCGATATTTCGTGAACACCATCGTAATGCGTCCAGCTTTATTCTCATTTGATTAATAGGAGAGGAGGGAACTAATTGAGCACAACACAAGAGGTTATCCAGATCATCAAAGCCGGTGCAGCAGCTGCTATGACGGACGAGCAGATTGTCCAGCAGGAGATTGATGATTGGCTTTCGTCGCAGGATCGAAAGGATATGCTCGATGGTGAGCGTTATTATCGTAACGGTAGTGATATCTTACGCCGCATGCGAAAGACGATTGGTAAAGACGGTGAACTAGTAGAAGCGAAGAATCTGGCTAATAACAAGATAGTCCATGGGTTCCTTCGAAAGCTCGTTGATCAAAAAGCTGGATATCTGCTGAGTAAGGAAATGAGCATCCAAACCGAGAATACGATCTATGACGCTCTATTAACGGGGATATTCGATAAGGGATTCAAAAGGTTGCTGAAAAGTCTACTCAAGGAAGCAATCAAGAAGGGGCGTGGATGGCTGCATGTATATTATGACGAAGAAGGCCGTTTCCGGTTTAAAAAGTTGCCTGCTGAAGAGATCATACCACTCTGGAAGGATACAGCACATACCGAATTAGATGCAATAATCCGTATCTACGAAGTAGACGTATATGAAGGTAGCACTAAAACCATAAATCGAAAGGTGGAATTTTGGTATGACGGTGGTGTAAAGCGGTATGATGCCGGGCCCCTTGATTACGGGATTACTAAACTTGTACCTGATGTAGAGTTGGGTGAGACGTCTGGACATTTCGTAGTTGATGACAAGGGCGAAGAAAAACCGATGAGTTGGGAACGAATCCCCTTTATTTGTTTTAAATACAATGAAGATGAATTACCGCTAATAGCGTTGCTTAAGTCACAGATTGATGAGTACGATCAGAAAAAATCGGATAATAGCAACAACTTAGAAGACCTGCCCAATAGTGTATTTGTCATTAAAGGGTATGACGGTACGAATTTAGGGGAGTTCCGGCACAACCTCAGTGTATTGCGAGCTATAAAGGTCTCTGCGGAAGAAAACGCTGGAGTAGAAACACTTAATTTAGAGATTAATACTGAAGCGTACAAGAACCATATGGATATGACCCGGAATGATATCTATGAATTCGGTCGTGGAGTAGATACCCAATCAGATTCATTTGCGACGGCTCCGAGCGGAGAGGCTTTGAAATTTCTTTACGCTGATCTGGACATGGATGCAAACGATATCGAGAACGAGTTCCAAGCAGCGCTTGAACAACTTCTCTGGTTTGTAAACACTCATATAGAGAAAACCACTGGCAATGACTTCTCAGAAGAGACAGTTAATTTCTTATTTAACCGAGATATCGTCATTAATGAATCACAGGTGATCACTGATGCCAAGAATAGCGTTGGAATAATCTCTCAACAAACTATCATTGCTAGTCATCCATGGGTAACAAATCTCAAAGAAGAACTGAAACGGATTGAGGAAGAAGAAACAGCACAGCTTGAAAAAGAAGATCCGTACAAACCGCTTAATAAGGATGATCCTAAAACGGGAGGTGGTGCCGATGATAACAAATCAGTCACAGACGAAGATCAATGATCTAATTTGTGCCTTGAGTGATCGAGCAACCATCGATATCGTTTCTGGCTCTGTTGTACCGCTAAGCACTATTGATAGCCTAACGAGGTTGATAGAGGTTACGGCTGGAGGGATACCTGAAGATAAGCCTCCCGTTTGTGGATTCGTCATTCCTAATCCATCAGAAGAGGTGGGAGCTGATAACGAATGAAGTCAGCAGCCTACTGGTCTAAGCGAATGGAGCAATTGAATGAATCTCTTCTTAACAAGGGAGTACCATTCACCAAGGCAATGAATAAGGAATACCGCAAGGCTCAGATATCCATACAGATGGACGTTAACAATTTCTATCAGCGGTTCGGAGATAATAACGGGATTGTTAACTTATCTGCTGCTAAACAAGTTCTCAAAGCAGGCGAGCTCAAAGAATTCAAATGGACCGTTGAGGATTACATTGCTCGTGGTAAAGAGAACGCCATAGATCAGCGGTGGATGAAAGAAATGGAGAATGCCAGCATCCGGGTGCGTGTGACCCGGCTGGAGAGCATTCAGCTACAGATGAAGCAACATATCGAAGAGCTGTCTGCAAAGCGACTGGCGGGTACCACGGAGCTACTAGGCAACGTCTACAAGGATGGGTATTATCGAAGTGTTTTTGAACTGGAAAAGGGTATCGGTATAGGTGCATCATTCTCTAAGATAGATAAGCGGCAGCTCGAAGCTATTCTATCTGCTCCATGGGCGCCAGACGGTAGCAACTTCTCGCAACGTATATGGACTGATCGCGTCAAACTGACTGGAACGCTTCGTAACATCTTTACTCAGGGTTTAATTAGTGGTGATACATCTAAGCAAATGGTAGAGCAACTTATGGAGCGCTTTGATGTGTCACGGAAGAATGCAGAGCGGTTGATACTGACGGAATCAGCATACTTCGCTGGTCAGTCTCGTATAGCCGGCTACAAAGAACTTGGAGTAGAGCAATACCGCTATACTGCCACACTGGATAAGCGGACTTCGATTACCTGTCGGGACCTTGACGGCAAAGTGTTTGATGTCTCAGATGCTCAGCCAGGTGTTAACTTTCCGCCGATGCATGTATACTGTCGGTCCACAACCATTCCGCACTATGACGATAACATAAAAGAGCGGGTGGCCCGAGACGAGGACGGCAAGACCTACAAGGTGCCAGAGGATATCAATTACAACGACTGGGCGGAGAAATACGCTCCTGAAGCTACAGAGACTGTTTCTATTGAAGCTCCGACTAAGCAAGCGCCAGAGACTCCATTACCTACTATTGAGATTCCGGGTGGGCCAACAAAGGATATTCCAATTCCAGAGAAAAGCATCTATACCCCGGAACCTGAGAAATGGTATGATGAAACCGGAAAGACTGCACCACCGCTGAGTAATCTCAGTAAGATGGATCTACCGAAGCTGCAGCCGGACATTCCGCGTAAACTAGGTAATATTGATCTGTCTAAACCTGATATCGTCCGCAACTATGTAAAGGATGCTGAGAAAGCTATTAGGAACGCACCAGAAGAACATGCTGTTATTCTCACAGAAAAAGGCGAAGTTCTCCATATGAAGGGCGAGAAGGCAGTCGTCGATATTACGAAGTTTAAGCCAGAGGAGCTCAAAGGAAGTATCGTTACTCACAATCACCCTTCAAACGACGGGGAGCCAGGCGGTTCATTCAGTAGGGAGGATGTGCACGCCTTTATCGGGCATGACATCAAACAGCTGAGAGCTGTAGATTTGGGTAATCTATATGTAATGGGTCGAACAGCACCTATTCGGCTCAGTGAAGCAGAGATCGATTCTTTGCTTAATCAAGCTTCTAAAGCTTATTTAGATCAACTTACCATTGAGCAGGCAATTCACGGGTACGACGATAAGCATTTGACCATGGAACAGCTGGTATTGCTGCTGGAGGGCTTAACTTATACCGAGGAGTGATATTCTTGATATCCAAGAAGGAAAACCGTCAGGAAATTGAAATGCTTCTTACTCCTCAACGTGAACGGTTAGGAGAGCGCTTCGATGATTTTGTAAACGAAATTAACGAGGTCAATTACGAATACATGCTAAAGAAGGATCAACTGCCGAAGTATCCGGTAGGTGTCCTGGATGCTAATTCGGTTGAACAGCGGCGTCTAGCCCGTGAAGAAGGACTTAAGTGGGTTTTAATCAAACAGAAATATGGTATTTGAAGCACTCTCCAATATGCGAGGGTGCTTTTTTATATTGGGATTAAAGGAGGCTGCTATGAAGAACTACCGATATGCAGGAAGGGTTTATTTGGACAGGGCCTTGAAGGAAAAGGCTCGGGACGATGTGCAGGTAATCGCGCAGGCGTTTATTCGCTCGGATCAGC